AGAAGCTTCTGATCGAGCATTCGAAGAAGAAGTTATGTTGTCTGGTTTCGGAGCTGCACCTACTAAATCAGAAGGTAGCGCAGTAAATTTTGACGACGCTAACGAAGCATTTACTGCTCGTTACAATCACGAAACAATAGCGTTGGCATTCTCAATTACTGAGGAAGCTATCGAAGACAATCTTTATGATCGTCTTGGTTCACGTTATACTCGTGCATTGGCTCGTTCAATGGCACACACAAAACAAGTTAAGGCTGCTTCAGTTCTTAACAACGCATTTACCGCAGGTGCTTTTGCAGGTGGTGACGGCGTTGCGTTGTGTGATGCGTCTCACCCACTTACTTCAGGTGGTACGTTTGCCAATGAACCTGCAACTGCTGCTGATTTGAACGAAACATCTCTTGAAGATGCTTTGATCAACATCGCAGGATTTGTCGATGAGCGCGGACTTAAAGTTGCATTACGTGGATTAAAACTAATTATTCCACGTCAACTACAGTTCATTGCAGAACGTCTGATGGTTTCCAACCTTCGTGTTGGTACAGCGGATAATGATGTAAATGCTTTAAGATCAATGGGTATGTTGCCAAACGGTTACGCCGTTAATGACTACCTAACTGATCCTGATGCGTTCTTCATTCTCACAGACGCTCCTCGTGGATTTATTCATTTCGAAAGAACTCCAATGTCAACTGGCATGGAAGCAGATTTCGATACAGGTAACATGCGCTATAAAGCTCGTGAGCGTTACAGCTTCGGCTTCAGCGATCCACGTTGTGTATTTGGTTCCCCTGGAGCCTAATATGTGATATAGGAGAATCTCCTCCGAGTATGATTGGGGCGACTTCGGTTGCCCCTTTCTTTTTGTTTAAAAGTAAGTTATCCTGTCACCATCCCTGACAGTTGCATGGGGCAGCTGACAAACCCAAGACAGGAGATCGACATGGGTACAACAACTTTTTCTGGTCCTATTAAAGCAGGAACCATCAAAGAAACTACTGGCACAACAGTTGGCACAAATGTGAAGAACACAGGTCAAGTAGTTATGGCGCAAACTCACTTAATTGACGTTTCTGGTGGAGCAATTGCTCAATCCGATACCAATGTAGTGCTTCCGGCAAAATCTCAAATTATTGACTGTGTGATTGATGTGGTTTCAGCAATTGGAAACGCAGCCGCAGTTTTAAGTTTAGGAACCTCTGGTGGTAACGATAACACCATCCTAAATGGATTTACATGTGCCACTGGTGGTGGCGCAGTTGGTAGAAAATATCCAACAACAGAAGCAGGCGCGACTCTAGGATGGTCTGATATAGGTGACGCAGACCTTCGTGTAACAGTTAAAACAACAGGTGCTTCAAATTCAGGATCAATTCGATTTACAATTCTGTATCAACAAGCCAGTGATTTAAGCTAATAGGAGGGCACTATGGCTGCTTCTATTTCTGCAAAGACAGTCACTGCGACTGGTACACTACAGGGTGGTCGAACTAGGTTAAAAGCATTTTATGTGAAAACTGCGGGTAGTGGTTCTCCTGCGGTTGTGTTCAAAAATGGTTCTAGTGGAGCAACGCTATTATCAATGGTGTTTCATCAAAGTGATGATAACCAGATTACCATTCCAGATCATGGTATGATTTTTAGTGATGAGTGTCATGTGACGCTCACCAATATTGATTCAATCACTGGATTCTTTGGGTAATACAATGGCAGAGCGTAAACGCGATAAGATGCCAAAAAGAAACAAGAAAAATTTCCGCCCCACAAAGAAAGGGGCGGGAATGACTGAGGCGGGAGTGAAAGCGTATCGCCGTAAAAACCCTGGCTCCAAGTTGAAAACGGCTGTAACTGGTAAGGTAAAGAAAGGTAGTAAGGATGCAAAGAGACGTAAGTCTTTTTGTGCTCGATCTGCGGGTCAAATGAAAAAGTTTCCTAAAGCAGCTAAAGATCCTAACTCAAGATTGAGACAGGCTAGAAAGAGATGGAAGTGTTGAACAAGCAAGTCACGATAACTGTTGTAACAGCTTTTATCCTTGGTGTTGGAGGCGTTGGATACAGTTGGGCAGATTGGGTTACAAAGACTTTAATCGCTGTAGACAAAAGAACTGAGGTCATGGCCTCACAAATTGATTTTATGAAAACGCAAATGGAGATACGGTATGGCAATGTCCAGGGCACAGATGCGACAGCAAGTTTCGAAGCCGCCTCAAAAGAGTAGAGGCACTCCGAAAGGTTTAACCTATTACAAAAAGGGCGGAAAAGTTTCGTCTAAATCTAAAGGTAGTAAAATTTGCCCTGAAGGTAAGGCTTGGGCAAAAAGAACTTTTGACACTTATCCTTCAGCGTATGCAAACCTAGCTGCATCTAAATATTGTAAAGATCCAAATTATGCTAAAAAATCGAAAGGCGGCAAACGTAAAGGTAGATAATGGCTGATCCTAAAAAAGGAACTGGTAAAAAGCCCAAAAAAAGTGGTCGTAGGCTTTACACGGATGAGAACCCTAAAGACACTGTTCCTATAAAATACGCAACAGAAAAAGATGCTAGAGACACAGTCGCAAAAGTAAAAAGAATAAACAAACCTTTTGCTAGAAAGATACAAATATTGACAGTTTTAGAACAAAGAGCAAAAGTAGCGGGAAAACTAAAACAAGCTCAAATCGCCAAAAAGGGTAAAGAAGCAATTAGAAAAAAGCGCGGTAAATCTAATGGGTGAACTTAAAAAATGGTTAGATCAGAAATGGGTAAGGATAGGAACAGATGGTAGTATCAAAGGTGAGTGCGGGACTTCGAAAGATAAAAAGAACCCTGACCGATGCCTTCCGGCAGCTAAAGCACGTTCTCTTTCTAAAAAAGATAGAGCTGCGACTGCAAAGAAAAAAAAGAAAGCAGGAAGAAAAGGCAAAACAGTCGTTAAAAACACCAAAAAAGCAGAAGTCAAAAACCTCAAAAACGGAGGTGAAATCAAAACAACCAAGCCAAAAAGGCCGTTCAAGGGGAAGACCAAGAAAGGTACAGCCGTAGCAAAAGGATGTGGTGCTGTAATGGAGAATCGACGTAAACGCACACAGGGTGCAGTTAGACAGTTTTGAAAGGAGACTGATATGGCGATGAAGAAGAAAGGCTACCGAGGTGGTGGCAAAGTAGGAATGAAGAAGAAAGGCTACCGAGGTGGCGGTAAGGTCATGGGCATGAAGTCCAAAGGCATGAAGAAAGGCGGTAAAGTTACAGCGAAGAAGATGACTGTAGCTCAACTTAGAGCCGCTGCTAAAAAAATGGGGTATAAAGTAACTAAAGCCTAATGCCTTATTTACAAAGTAACATCCCATATTTTAAATGTTGGGTTCGCCGTGAGTACACTCACAACCACGAGAAGTACCACGGCGAATTTTTACATGCCATGGCAGTTGCTGTAACAACGATGCCAAACAGGTCGCTTAGTTTTCAAGTTATCTTTACTGGATGTGAGGCAGAGGGAGAAGACGAGGACACAGTTCATGGTGGTGCTATGTGGGCAAGAATGCCAATAACTGCACTCGTTGCGGACATTCCGTTAGAGGAATGGCCTGAACCCATGGCGACACATGATGCGCAGCCTTGGGACTGCTCTTCACATCATCATGCAGTATATACGCTAGACAGGGCAACACCATGTCCTTGGTTAGCTAAGATAGATGGTCAGATGTTTCCCGCAAAGTATTTGTTTACCGTGGATTATACAGAAAGCGAAATAGCTGATGATCCGGCACAACATAAACAAAGTCATGTTTTACAACTGTTAGATGCCGGAGAGTGGACAGGAAATGTTGTGGCCTTACCAAACAATCGAGTGAGGGTAACGCATCCCGCTTGGTTTGCAGTAGGTGAAGGAGCACCAGACTTTAGACCTTCACAACATATACACTATTCAAAAAGTGATTTAGACTATACACTAGACGTGAATAGAGTGTTTGATAATCTTTATAATCAGGAGGATAACGATGAAGAAGATTAACCCTGAAACACAACCAGGTTTAGCTGCTTTAAAAAAAGAAAGCCCTGAAACAGTTAAGAAGATGGGCTACATGAAAAAAGGTGGCATGGTTAAAGGTTTTAAAAATGGTGGTGCAGTCGTAGTTAAGACGAACCAAAAACCACATATGAGTTGATGATATGACAACATCAGGATCAAGAGACTTTAATCTCAATGTAGCAGAGGTAATCGAAGAAGCATACGAAAGATGCGGACTAGAGGTTCGCACAGGCTACGATGCTAAGACGGCACGTAGGTCTATGAACTTGATGTTTGCTGACTGGGCTAACCGTGGACTTAATTTGTGGACTGTTAAAGAAGCAAACTTTACTGTTACTCAAGGGACATCCTCTTACAGTTTAGCTGCTGATGTCGTTGACTTATTGGATGTTGTGGTTAGACGTAACAACACAGATTTTGAAATACAGAGAATAAGTCGTGGTGATTATGCAACACTTCCAAACAAGTCAACTCAGGGTAGACCTAGTCAATATTATTTAGACAGGCAGATTACTCCTGTGATGTATTTATGGTCTACTCCTGAAAACTCCACTGATCAAATTCGTTATTATTATGTTCGTAGGATCGAAGATGCAGACACTCTTGTTAATACTACTGATATGCCTTTTCGTTTTTTTCCTTGTATGGTGGCGGGGTTAGCATACTACATGTCCATGAAACGGGCACCAGATCGTATACAGATGTTGAAGTCAGTATACGAAGAAGAGTTTCAACGTGCAGCAGACGAGGATCAAGGTCGAACACCTTTAAAGTTGCAGCCTAGCTTGAGTTATCTGAGGGTGTAATGGCATACGCTAGTGGTAAACATGCTTATGGTATATCAGATCGGTCAGGTCGCCGTTACCGTCTTCGTGAGATGAAGACAGAGTGGACTGGCGCGAAGGTCGGTCCTGATGAGTTTGAACCAAAGCATCCACAGTTGTTTCCACCACGAGCGTTTCCAGATCCACAAGCATTACGTGATCCTCGTCCAGAGAGCGAACTAACAGAGCAAAGATCTATACAACATGGATACAATCCCGTTGGGTTTCAGGATATACCAGGGGTAACCCCTGCATCCTCTC